GCCGGAAAACGCTGTAATGTTTGTTTGGGTAAGATGGCGAAAACGAGGGTCAAAAGTGAATCTCCAGCTCGCCGGGCGAAAGTGGCAGCAAAGCCTGGAGGCCGCTCGCGAAAGGTTGCTCCAGTTCAGCCGCGTGCTGAACGCGACAGGATCCAGGGGCAGGCAAATCGTGACGAGGCGAGAGGGCGACGCCGCCGGCAATCAGCCGCCGCCGCCGACGTGGCCCCGATCCCGTCGCCCGCGGTCGAGGATCCTTCCCGCCGCGCCGCTTGCGGCGCCAGCCTCAAGCTGTTTTTCGAGACATATTTTCCGGCCGCCTTCACGCTCGCGTGGTCAGCAGATCACGAAAAGGTGATAGCCAAAGTCGAGCGGGCGATTCACTCGGGCGGTATGTTCTGCCTCGCCATGCCGCGTGGAAGCGGGAAGAGTACCATTTTTCGCTTGGCTGCCGTCTGGGCAATTCTCTACGGGCACTGCCGCTACGTGGTCCTGGTGGCCGCCACGGCTGACAGAGGCGACGAATTACTCGACGCGATCAAGACGGTGCTGCGGTTCAACGATCTGCTCTGGCAGGATTTCAAGACAGAACTCCACGCCATCCGCGCACTCGAAGGCGAGCCCCGCCGGTGCCGTGGTCAGACGTTCGACGGACAGCCGACGCAAATCGAGTGGGGGGCTGGCAAGATCGTCTTCCCGACCATTCCAGGGTCGATGGCTTCGGGCGCCATCATCACTGGATGCGGGCTCACCGGCGGCGAGATCCGTGGCCAATTTCACACGGGCTCGGACGGGCAGACGGTCATCCGGCCAGACCTCGTCCTGGTGGACGACCCGCAGACCAAGCAGACCGCCCGGAGCAAGACGCAGACAAAGGAGCGGGTGGACCTCATCAACGGCGACGTGCTCGGGATGGCTGGGCCGGACAGGAGGATTTCCGGCCTCGCGTGCGTGACGGTGATCGAGCATGACGATCTTGCCGAAAAGCTGCTGGACCGAGAGGCGTCGCCGGCCTGGCAGGGCGAGCGGATGCAGATGCTCTACGCGTGGCCGACGGCCGAGGAATACTGGGACCAATACCTGGAGATTCTCCGGGGTGAGCTGATGAACGACGGGGACGGCAGCGAGGCGACCGCATTCTACGCCGCGAACCAGGAGGCAATGGACGCTGGATCAATTGTCGCCTGGCCGGAACGAAAAGAGGGACGGTTGACCGGTCTCCAACTCGCCATGGACTTGTGCTTTCGTGATCGCGGCACGTTCATGGCTGAATATCAAAACGACCCCGAGACATCTGACGACGACCTGGAGAAGATTTCCAGCGACGACGTTGTGAACAAGGCCAACGGGCTGGATCGGCGCCGGGTGGCCGATGGGCGAGAGAAGATCACGGCACACGTCGACATCCACGATAAGCTGCTCTACTACACGGTTTGCGCGTGGTCGCAGGGGTTCGCCGGTGAGATCATCGACTACGGAACATGGCCGAAGCAGCGGAGCCGTCATTTCGCGATGCGAAATGCGCGGACCACGTTGCAGAGTACGGCGCCATCAGGGCTGCCGGATCTCGATGCGGCCATCCTGCACGGACTCCGAATGCTCACGGGGGAATTGCTCAGCCGGACCTATCAGCGGATGGACGGGGCCGCGATGTTCATTGACTCGCTCGGGATCGACATCGGATACAAGGATTACTTGGTCCGCCAACTGATCCAGGTGAGCCCACACGCCGCCAGAATCCAGCCGATGAAGGGCGAGGGTATCGGGCCGGATAAGAAGCCGATCAGCGAGTACCGTCGCGGCAAGGGCGTCGTCATTGGCAACCACTGGTGGACGCCGCCGGTCAAGGGCACGAATCAACTGCGGCACGTCCACACCGACACGAACCATTGGAAGTCGTTCGTCCATCGGCGGTTGGCCGTGCCGCTCGGTGGCCGCGGGTGTCTATCGCTGTGGGGAATGGCCAAGGATCGAGAACAGCACCGGTATTGGGCCGAGATGATCGCCGATTCGGAATACTTCGAGCGAACTGAGGGACGTGGCCGGGTGGTCGACGTGTGGACGTTGCATGTCAATAAGCCGGACAACCATGCGTTCGACAACTTGGTCGGGTGCGCGGTGCTCGCCTCGAAACTCGGAATCACGGACGCGGATGCGGTTCCTCGTCCAGTTCGGCAGAAGGTGCGGTTATCGGATGTGCAAAGGCAGAAACGTCAGCAAAGGATGGGAGCGAGATGATGAACTTCCCAGACTCAATTCCGCCACTCGACAATAACTCGATCCCTGTCGGATTCAACTCTGTCCGATCGAAACCGTTCATGGAGTTCGACCCAAACAATCCGGACTACGAGGGAGCTGAGAATTGGGAACTTCAGAAGCGGCACATGACGGGGGTCGAGCCGATCATTGAGTCAGTTATCGAACGGCTGCGGTTCGTGCAGGAGGGGCCGTTGATGCGGCCGGAAAATCGCATCGCCATCGCACGTCTCCAGGAAGCTCTCGGCGTGTTGAGAAATGACCCAGTGATGAGGCTTGAGGGATGATCGCGGTGGTTGTGGAGGTTTCAAAACACGACGACGCAGGAAGCATCGGGATCAGTTGCCCGCGGTGTGGTTGTGCCGATCTCCGGGTTTACTATACGCGACGGAAGGCCAACGGGGTGATCATGCGGAGTCGTGAGTGCCGGCATTGCGGGCGTCGGATCGTGACGAAAGAGCGAATGATTGGTCAGTAGATGGGAGGATTTCAGAATGGGACGGTATCAAGCGAGATTGGCGGATAGGATACTGCATGATCTGCAAGTAGCCAAACATGACGGCAGTGGTGATGTAATTAGGCGGGAGGTTATTAGTAGCCCACGATTCATCATCGACCACATTGCAGAGGATGTGATCGGCAGGAAGGATATTCATACCTACCCTGGAATGTTTATTGCCATGCCGTTTCGTACATTATGGTGCGAGGCATGGTATCCGAAAGGATGTGGAGCTGACGGAGAAGCGTCAGGGTGGTTTGTGTCCGAGACAGACAGTTATAATCTCTCGCAAGTCAAGCTTACTGTGCGATGTGATCTATTCAGTCAGTGTGTTCGTCATTACTGTATAATCAGGATCGACTGGTCGCCACGAGGCACATTATTTGGTGACCGTGGACCGCGATGGATAGTAGTAGGACAACAATATTTCGGCGTTACTCAAGAGATGACGTTGGTGTATCAGCGTGCTATTCCGATTTGTCCGGGTGTTTCGGGAGACAAAGTGTTGTCCGGTGACGTGCTGGTTATGTATGCAATGGCATTGTTGGGATGCAAGGGCGTCACGGTAGCAAATGTTTCTCAACCCGGAGGTCGCCCACCTGTTGGTCGCATGAAAGGCAAGGAACTGACCTACAAGACTCTTCTTATCGGCGGGCGTAAGTCGCATCGTGAATCCGTATCTCTCGGAGAAATTCAAGGCATCATCCGAGCCCACATGAGACGCGGCAACATCGCCCATTACTCCGAGGAAAGACCGCACGTCAGTGGATTCGTCGGGCCAATGTGGCGAAGTGCCTGCGTCGTCGGAGATGCCAAAAATGGAAAGGTTGTGAAAGATTATGAGATCAGACCGTGACGATTTGTACTTCATTGTGTCTATGGCGATGAACCGCGTGAAAATTGGACATGGGCACCCGCAGCACAGACTCAGAAGTCTTCGCACTGGTTCGCCAGACCCCGACTTGAGAATCTCTCTCGTGCTGCCAGACATGGGGCATCTTGAAAATCGGGTTCATAAAGCGTGGGCTCATTGTTGGTCACACGGCGAATGGTTCTTCCTGGAGCCTCCCTTGGCTACTTGGATAGCAATGGGGGCACCAATCGAAGCACTGCCGGAAGATGACCTGAACCATCTACCAGTTCACGTCAACCGGGATCATGTTCGAGCACTTTCCGAGATGATTCATTAGGTCGCGTTCCACCGGTGGAACAATTGGTGCAACAGCGAACAACTATCTGTGGAGTATTCTCGAACACAGCTCATAATCACGCATAGATAGGCGGATCTGTACAATCCGCCGGTTATCCTCCGAAGGCCTGTCGGGGCCGACACCTCGACAGGCCTTTTTCTATGTCCGACCTTTCTGATGTCGAACAAGCGATCGTGGACAGTGCGACCGGCGCGGCCGAGTCCACCAATCTCGCAGGCGAACGGGTGAAACTGCACCCGCTTCCCGATCTGCTCGCGGCCAAGAAGGATCTGGAGCGCAAAACCTCCGCATCGTCAGGCCGGCTCCCGATCCGGTTTTTCAAGATTCGACCACCGGGGGCTGTGTGATGGCAGTACGCACTCGCAAAACCCGCGTTCTCGATGCCTCTGGCAGGCCGTTTTCGATGGTCGTTCCCAAGGTGCAGGGAAAGTACGACTCGGCCCAGACGACCACCGACAACACCCGGCATTGGGCGCAGACGGATTCTCTATCGGCCGATGCCGCCAACTCGCCTGGAGTGCGGAAACTGTTGCGGGAACGTGCTCGGTACGAGGTGGCGAACAACGGCTGGGCACGGTCGATGGTCGATACCCTGGCCCACGAGGTGATCGGCACGGGGCCACGGATCCAAGTGCTCACCGGGAACACGTTGGCCAACGAATGGATCGAGCGAGGTTTTGCAGCCTGGAAAGATCAGATCAAGCTCGGCCGGAAGTTCCGCACGATGCGGAAAGCGAAGTGTCAGGACGGCGAGGGCGTGGCCCTGCTCTACAACAATCCACGACTGCGTGGCGATGTGTTCCTCGATCTGCGGCCAATCGAATCGGAACAGCTCACGACAACGGCCGCGTTTCTTGGAGAAAACCAAGTTGACGGAATTGACTTGGACGAGAACGGAAACCCCGAGTGGTATCACGTTCTCAAACACCACCCCGGCGGGACCGAATGGGGAATCAACATCTGGGAAGAGATTTCCCCGCAGCCACGCGCCGAAGAAGTCCTCCACATTTTCCGCGAGGATCGGCCGGGCCAGCATCGAGGTATTCCCGAGATCACGCCGGCGTTGCCGATCTTCTCGCGTTTGCGTCGGTTTACTCTCGCAACTCTTCAGACTGCGGAGAACATCGCCGAGTTGACGCTGATGCTCAAGACGCGTCAACCGGACGACGGGACCGGGGCCGACGCGAGCGGATCGACAACATCGGAGCCATCGACTTATGAGGCGTTTGATGTGTTCGACATCGAACGCGGCATGATCTCGGTGTTGCCGGAAGACACGGACGTTTTCCAGCCCGACGTGAAGCAGCCCGGCGCCACGTTCGTGGAATTCGTCCAGCAGTGCCTAGCCGAGGCGTTTGCCTGCGTCTGTATGCCGTACGCGGTTGGCGCCGCCGACTCCAGCAATGAGAACTTCGCCTCTGGCAAGCTCTCACGCCAGGGCTTCAAGCGAGCGGTGAAGGTCGAACGGGAACTGGAGTGGAACCCGGAAGTCCTCCGTCTCTTCTACCAGTGGTTCGCAGAGGCCAAATACTCCATGCCTCTCGATCTGCGTTCCGGTCTCCAACCCATGAATCAATGGATCGTTCTCGTCTTCTGGGACGGAGTGGAGGACATCGACCCAGAGAAGGCTGCCCGTGCTCGGTCTGAAGAACTCGGCACCGGTCAGACCAGCTTTCCAACCATCTTCGCGGAAATGGGGCTGGACTACGAGACAGAGCAAAAGAAACAGGCAACCGCACTGGGGTTGACGTTGGAAGAGTACCGCAAGCGGCTCACGAACAAACTGTTCCCAGAGGTGCAAACCAACCAGCCACAAGCGAACCAGCCCGCAAAGACTCCACCGAAAGGAGCAGCCGATGGCGAAACGTAAGAGGCAGCCCGTGGCGGCATCGTATTCCCCGATCCAGTGCCAAGCGTCGGTTGACTGGATCGAGGCCGCGGACGGCGCAGCAGGCCAGCCGAAGAAGTTCTCGCTGGTCGGATACACCGGCGGGCAAATGCAAGTCTTCGCCTACTATCGGCCCGTTGTGATCGATCTGGCCGGCTTGACTACGGCGGCAGACGAGATCCCTGCCCTGCTCGGTCACGACCCGGCGCAGATCGTCGGGCACGGTACGGCTGAGATCAGTGCCCAGAGGGTGAAACTTTCTGGTGTCGTTTCTGGTGGCGGGGATGCGGCGAAGGAAGTTCTCGATTCGTCGTCCAAGGGCTTTCCATGGAAGGCGAGCGTCGGCGTGTCTCCAACGAAAGTCGAATTCGTTGACGCAGGGTCAACCACGAAAGCCAACGGAAAAACGTGGTCCGGTCCCATCAATATCGTTCGTGGCGGTGTGCTCGGTGAAATCTCTTTCGTCCCGATGGCCGCCGATTCCAAGACCTCTGTTTCCATTGCGGCAAGCCGCGAGGAGTCTGAAATGAAGAAAGAATTCAAGGCGTGGCTTGAAGCAAAGGGTTTCGAGCCGGACACATTGACCGACGCACAGACGGCCAGCCTGCAAGCGGCATACGACGCCGAGCAGAAGCCGGCTGCCGACAAGGTTGCCGACCTCAAAGCAAAGGTCGCCGATCCCGATCCAGTGGATCCGCAGAAGGTCAACGCCGAAGCCATGGCCGACTTGCGGGCACAGGCAGCCGCCGAGACCAAGCGAATCAAGGCGATCCGCGAAACGTGCAAAGGCGACCACTCGGACATCGAGGCGAAGGCCATCGAGGAGAACTGGACAACCGATCGGTGCGAATTGGAAGTTCTCCGCGCATCCCGCGCCAAGCCTCCGGTGGGCCACTCGCAGACCACACCCGACGCGAAGGTCATCGAGGCCGCGTTCGCCCGCTCGGCCGGTTTGCAGAACGCCGAGAAGTATTACCCCGCGGACGTGCTGGAAGCCGCCGACCGCAACTATCGCGGGATCGGGCTTCAGGAGACGCTCCTGATCCACGCCAGGGCCAACGGCTACCAGGGCCGCGAGAAGATCACGACCGGGAATTGCCGCAACGTTCTCGAGGCCGCGTTCTCGACGCACTCGCTGACAACGCTGCTCACAACGACCGGCAACAAGATCCTGTTGGACGGCTTCATGTCGATCCCGCAGACCTGGCGGCAAGTCGCTGCAATTCGGACGGTCAACGATTTCAAGACGGTCACCGCCTACCGGATGAACGCCAGCCTCGAATACGAGGAAGTGGGAGCGGCCGGCGAGATCGAGCACGGCACGGTGTCGCAGGAAAGCTACACCATGCAGGCCAAGACCTATGCCAAGATGCTGGTCCTGACCCGCCAGGACATCATCAACGATGACCTCGGTGCGTTCAACGATCTGCGGAACAGGCTCGGTTTGGGCGCCGCGATCAAGATGAACAAGGTGTTCTGGACCTTGTGGCTCGTGACTCGCAACGCGGCCGCGTTCTGGACGGCTGCGAGAGGGAACCTCGTCACAGGCGCATCGCTTGGCGAAACCGGTCTCACCTCTGCGGTGAAGGCATTCCGCGACATGGCGGGTCCGGACGGCAACCGGATGAACTTGGAGCCGGAACTCGTCCTGGTCCCGACCGATCTGGAGTTCACCGCGAGGAAGCTCTACGTCTCTCAGGAGATGCGGGACACAACGGCATCGACCAAGACCATGACGGCGAACATCTACCAGAACAAGTTCACCCCGATCGTGGTCCCGGAACTCGGCAGCTCGACGTACACCGGATACTCCGCGACATCGTGGCACTTGCTTGCCAATCCGGCCATCCTCGCGTCCGCTGCGATGTGCTTTCTCAACGGCCAGCAGTCCCCGACCATCGAGTCGGCCGACGCTGATTTCAATACCCTCGGCGTCCAGTTCCGTGGATACCACGACTTCGGCGCCGCCATGACCGAATACCGGGCAAGCATCGAGGCCCAGGCGTAAGCCGAACCGCGTCAAGTTCGAGTAAACCAATCAACCAACTGAAAAAGAAGGAAAGAATATCATGGCTCAAACAGCAGCGATCTTGCGAAAAGATGGGGACGCGATCGACTATACGCCGAGTTCGGCGGTAGTCGCTGGCGATGTTGTGGTGATCGGATCTGTTCCGCTCATTGCTCCGGTTGCGATCGCGGCCAATACCGCGGGCGTTCTCGTTGCCGAGGGCGTCTGGGACGTTCCCAAAACGTCCGACGTGTTCACCGCCGGCGACGCCGTCTATTGGGACACGGACGGAACGCCCGTTACCGGAGACGCAACGAGTGGCGCGGCTGACAACTCCTACGCCACGGGAGAACTCATGGGATGGGCGGTAGCGAATGCCGCCGATACCGCGAGCTACGTCCGGGTGAAGATGACCTCGGCGAAGCGCACGGCGACGATCGCCGGCAGCGTGACGGCGAACGACATCACCGGCAGCGACAGCTCGCTCGGGATCACAGGCATCGCAGGCAATGCGAGTGCTGGTGGTGCCCTGGCGATTGTCGGCGGTGCGGCTGCCGCCGGTGCCTACGACGGTGGTGCCATAACGATCACCGGTGGTGCAGGCCCGGCCGCTGGGAATACCGGCGGTGCCGTGACGATCCTGTCCGGTGCCGGCGACGGAACCAATGGAACGGCCGGGGCCGTGATTCTGGATTCCAGCGGGACCGGTGCCACCAAGGGCGCCGTCACCATCGGCACAAACGCCGCCAGCCTTACGCTCGGCAAGATGCCGCGAGTGCCGTTCGCTCTGGCCAATGCCGCCGGAGGCAATATCGCAACAGCGACGGCCGTCGTCGAGGGTTGGACGAAAGTCGCCGCTGCCGACAACTCCACGGGCATCAAGCTCCCGAGCTGCGTCGGTGGAGCCCAGTGCGTGATCATCAACCAGACCACGGACAAGACGCTCAAGATTTACCCGCCTGTTGGCAAGCAGATCAACGGCGCAGGTGCCAATAACGCCATCACGCTGGTCGCCAATGGGACTGCGGTCTTCGCATCCGAAGGCACCAACGCATGGTACGGCGGATTGGCTGCCGGAATCATGTCCTGATTCTTACCCAGGCTGGCCGGTGGCGGGGATGGACCTGGAACCAGAACCGCCGCCGGCCTCTTTCCAGGAGCCACAGAAATGACAGACACGAAACATCAAGTATATCTCGGAATTCCGGGAGTTCAACTTTGTTGGGGAACGGTAACAGGCGTGGTTCAGTCGACGGCCAAACACGTTGTACGACCCTTCAACGGAGGACTTGGATTCTCTGGTGTGGTTGATTTCAACTTGCTATGGACTGACGCGCACAACCTGTACGAAGAAGGCAAGATCACGCATTTTGCCATGCTGCACGGTGACATCACACCCGACCCATCGCAACGCTGGATTGACATTCTTCTCGATGTGATGGAAGAAAAGCAGGCCGTTCTTGTGTCCGCTCACTCGCCGATCAAAGACAACCGCGGGATCACGTCCAGTGGCATCTGCGACCCGACGAACCCATGGGGAGCGTATCGGCGATTCACGCAGAAGGAAATCTTGAACGACCTCCCGCGAGCGTTCAACAACGTGCTGGCCGGCTACCCCGACAAGCCGCTGTTGCACAACACGGGAATGTGGGTGTGCGATCTGCGGCATCCAGCGTTCCATGCCACGAATCCGGACGGGACTCTCAAGTTCATCTTTCGTTTTCCAGAACGGATTCGGCGCGGTCCAGATGGCAAGTGGGCGAAAGAACAGGAGTCCGAAGACTGGTTGTTCTCGCGTGAATTGTGGGAAGCGGGAATCAAGAACACCTGGATTACGAGCGAGCCGAAGCTAACCCACCACGGCAAGATGGATTTTCCGAATTGGGTCGAGTTTGGCCAGTTCAAGGACGGCGACGAGAACACAGCCGAACATTGGCGCGTGGACCTCGAAAAGAAGCCGCTTGCTCTTACCCAAATGATCGAGTTCGAGCTTGGATCCAAGTGCAATCTTGGTCACGTCCACACCCAATGTCCGAACTTGAATCCAGAGCGGTGGGGCGATCTGGACACATCCAAAGACCTGGACGATGACACGATTGTCAGTTGCGCGGTGCGTGCGTATCGAGAGCTTGGATTCACCGGCCTGATTGGATGGATCTACTACAACGAACCTCTGCTACAGGCTGACAGGATGTTCTGTTTGATGGACCGCATCAAGGCCGAGGTGCCGAAGGCTCGGTTTATCCTGTGGACAAATGGAACATTGATTCCCGAAGATTGCACGAAGTTCAAGGCGTTCTCGCAGATCATCGTCAGCGAATACAACGAGCAGAGTCGGCGAGGATACGACAGGCTGGCCGCTGCTGGTCTTCCGATCACGCCGCGTCTGATTGAGAACGCCCCGTTCGACAACCGGCTTCACCAGATCGCGCCCGCCGATAAGTCGGCACCATGCCTCCGGCCGTTCACTGAGTTCATCATCGACCATCACGGCAACGTGCATCTGTGCTGCTACGACTGGCGGGGCAAGGCGTCGCCGGGAAATATCTTCGCCGAAGACTTCGCAGTTGTCGCTCAACGGTGGCGTGATCTGTTGCCGCATCTGGCAGGCGAACACATGACGGCCGCCGCTCCAAAGTTCTGCCAGGACTGCGGGCACCGCTGGGTCGATCGCCACCAGGCACATGATCAGCCGACGCTGGAACGCATCGAGCGATGGCTGAAGATGTTGCGCGGGAAGCAGGAGGCCAAGCAGACATGACGCGTGCATCGCTGCTGACCGCCAATCTGCGGACTGCCCACATGGCGATGTGGTCGGAGACCGCCACCTACAAACAGGACGGAACCGGAACTGGGATCTCGATCACCGCGAGGAAGGCCGCCGTCAAGACCGTCTCGGCGAGCGGTGAGGACGTTGTTGTAAGCACGGAGTGGTTTGACTGGGTTGTCACCGCAAGCGAATTGCTCGATGGGTCCGATCTATTCGAGCCCGATGAAGGCGACACGATCACCGTCACACACGCGGACGCCACAACCACGGTCTATCAAATCGGAGCATACGGTGCTGATAAGTGCTGGGAACCGGCGGACACGGAAGGCAATGAACTCGTGATTCACACCAAGCTATGGAGTGAGCCATGAGTTCCCAACTGATCACTTTGGCCGAGGCTGTGAAGACTCTGATTGCGGGCGAAACATGGTCCCAGACGTTCACCCCGACCAGGACTGCCGTTCCGAGATATGAGGCGAAGGACGGGACGCTTGACGTTCGCGTTCGTCCGGTCGGAAAGCGGACAGAGAAGCGGATCGGTCGTGGTCGCATTGAGCGAATTTATACCGTGGACATTGTAGTTGCGAAACGTAACGAAACCGCCAACAACACCACGACCGACGCTCTGATTGACTTGGCGGAAGAGATAGCCGATTGGTTCGAGAACACTGCTGCGAGCGAGCCGAGAAACATCGCCACAACACCCTATCGGGCGTGGGTTCATTCCGTGGAGTCTATGCCGGCCGCGTACGCATGGGAGTATGCCGTCTATGATCAGTTCGTCGCTGTTCGTCGGTTGGAAATCAAATGCGCTGAGGTGTTGTAGATGGCACTGATGAGCACCATATCCGCAACACTCAAAGGCGGGATTCCTGGCGGGGCGCGTCTCGGTGCTGTTTCGTACGATATGTTCTTCGATCGCCAGAAGCTCGTCGGACAGATGGACAAGGCGAGCTATCGCGCCTTGAATCGTGCTGGTGCAACCATGCGCATGCACGCGAAGCGCTCAATGAAGGCTCGCGCAATCGATAAACCATCTCCGGTCGGCACTCCTCCCCATCGGCATACGCAAATGCGTGGGAAGAAATCACGCGGAGATTACGGGCTACAACGCTCGATCATGTACGGGTTCGATCAGTCGGATCAGTCCGTGGTGATTGGGCCTTCGACGGCGTTCGGTGCGGGAATTCACCGCATTGCCCAATCGCATGAATATGGGGGAACGGAATCCAAAAAGAACCCGCGTCGTCGGAATCGGGTGCGCGGCGGATCGGGTGAGATTCGCATCGGGAGGGCTGCACGCAACAACCCGAGGGCACGATTGGCGACAAAAAAAGCCAAAGGAACCGCACTCGGTGACGTTGACGTGACTTACGGAAAACTTTTCACCGATGAACAGGCTCGCCGTGCAAACCAACTCAATGAGACCCTGTACGGTCCCACCACATTACGAAGCACTTACCCGCCGCGTCCGACGATGCGACCGGCCTTAGCCGTGGTAGCGCCGTTGCTCCCCGGAATGATTCGAGACGAATGGAATAAGTAAGGAGAAATCCCATGGCTGCTGGCGACCTGAGAATCGGACTTGAAGGCGAATTCCTCTATGGTACGGCGGGCGTGACGCCGACCGTCGAGGCCGACAATGTTGACAATGTTGCGCTTGCAATTTCCAAGAGGACGGCGGAACGCATCCAACGACACAAGAGGTACGTTGCGAAGAAGGTGACTGTCACCGAAGCGACGCTCTCGTTCGAGATCACCGACGAGGATAGCGACGCCTTCCTGGCTGCGATCCGTGCGGCCGCGATGGCCGATACCCGAATCGCGATGTTCGCAAAGGACATCACTGCCGGCGAAGGGCTCGACGCCGATTGGTATATCACCGAGTTCAGCCGCGACGAGTCAAACTCGGAATTCATCAGCTACAAGGTTACGGCCGTCGTGACCGATGAGGACCGAGACCCGGCCTGGACGTGATCGCGTGGTCCGTGTTCAACTATTCCAACTGAATTTTGTGAGGACGTAAATCATGGCCATACAAGGCAAACTCTCAATGGTGTTCAGCCTGCCGGGTGTATCGATCAGCTCGACAGTGAGCCGGCCGTCGTCTGGCGGCATTCAGCCGCAAGAGGTCACGTTGACTAACGCGGCGGCGGGAACTCTGACAACCCGCACCGACAACACGAATGGTACGCTGACGATGGGAGCCAACCACGGCATCACCAACGGAGCGATCATTACCATCTTCGGAAATACGTCGGTGTCGTATCTCGCAACCGTAGGGACCGTGTCGGGAAACTCAGTGCCGTTCGTTACCGCGGCCGGCGATGTGCTTCCCGACGCGAATTCAGCCGTCACTGTCGGAATCGTCGAAGATCTTGACGTGGACTTCGACGGCGACAACCTGGAACTGCTCGCGGCGATGTCTGACCGTCGTGGTCACATCGTGTTCGAGGATGCCGGAAACACGGTTATCGCAGCGGCAGAACTGACCGCGAGTGAGCCATATATGTATGTGGCAAACATGACAGCAAGCAATCCGTTGACGGGCAATGCGATCGATCAGGTCCGCATCGCCAATGGAAACTCGGCCAGCAACGCCACGTTCAAGCTCGGCGGCACATACAACTCACTGGCGTAATCATGCCTGTATTCAAGGACTCAACCGGAGTTGAGTGGGATGTCGAGGTGAATGGAGGAACTGTTCGCCGCGCTCGCTCGCTACTTCAGATCGATCTCGGCAAGCCTCGGGAAGGCGACAACCCGTGGCTTGTTCGATTTGAGCAAGACATCGAATTCAAGGTCAATCTGCTCTACGTGGTGTGTATGCCACAGATCAGACAACGCGAATTAAACGATGATCAATTTGCGGAACGTCTATCTGGTGATGCACTCCGCGACGCATCGCTCGCGTTTTATGCCTCCCTGTTGGATTTTTTCCAGAGTCTCGGCCAGACGGACGACGCGATCGCGATTCAGGTGATGATAGCGAGTCTGCCCGAGGTGTACGGCGTCGCCGCAAGAAACGCGTCGAGAATAGTAGTCGACATACTTGGGACACTATATGTGCGCTGGCAGCAGCAGCAGGATGTGAACCAGAACCTAGAACTCTTCGCGAACTCGATGTGATGGCAAGGGCTGCACAGAACGCAGCTTGGTGCCGTACGTTTGCAGTGCTGGCGCAGATTTTCAACGCGAACCGAGACCGAGACAAGACCCAGCCGCTTGACCCGTTGGAGTTCTACGCGTGGGGAGACAACGATGAGAACAAAGGATCGCAGGATGAAGTGAAAGTTCAAAAGAATCGGCGAGAGATGCGTACCTTGTTCGGAAAAAAGGCGTGACTGATGGCTGCAACTGGCGGAATACTTGCGGGCAAAGCATACGTCAAGCTCTACACGGATTCCAGCGATTACGTGCGCGGATTGCGCACGGCCGAGGCCAAGCTGAACGCATTCGGCACGAAGATGAAAACCCTTGGAACGTCCATGGTTGGACTCTCCGCGTCAGTTCTCGCACCGCTCGCGTTGACCGTCAAAGCGTCTTCTGACATGCAGGAGACGATGAATAAATTCGACGTTGTCTTCGGGAAAAACAGCGACGCGGTTAAAGCCTGGGGTGACGAGTACGGCAAACAGGTCGGGCGGAGCAAGCAACAGGTCGCCGACTTCTTAGCATCCTCCCAAGATCTCTTTGTTCCGATGGGGTTCGACGCGTCGACGGCCGAGGAGATGAGCAAAACGGTCACCAAGTTGGCGGTTGACCTGGCATCATTCAACAACACGGCCGATGCGGACGCTCTGCGCGATTTGCAGGCCGCATTGACTGGCAGCGGCGAGGTGATGAAGAAGTACGGCGTGATCGTTTCCGAAGCGGCAGTCAAGCAAGAGCTGCTCAAGATGTCGCTGGACCCAAAAACAGTCACTGAGGCTGAGAAGGCGCAGGCCCGACTCAACATCATTTTGCGGGGCACGGCTGCTGCTCAAGGCGACGCGATACGCTCGGCTTCTGGGTTGGCGAATCAAGTGAAAGCCATGAAGGCAGCTGTTGATGATGCGTCCGTTGCGATCGGGGACGCGCTGTTGCCGATCTTGACACCGCTGGTCGGCCATCTCGTCGAAGGCGCTGAGGCATTCGGACAATGGGCCGCGGACAATCAGGCTTTCATCGCGACCATTGCCGAGGTCGCTGCCGGACTTGGCGCCGCCGGAATCAGCATGGTTGCATTCGGTAGCGCTGCAAAAGGGATGGCGTCTGCCGTCCATGGTGCGAGTGCAGCCTTGACGTTTCTGTCGGCTCATCCAGCATTTCTCGCGCTGGCCGCGATTGTCGCGAGCTATGAGGCACTGGCTACCGTTGTCAACGAGACAAATGAAAGTGCAATCAGAGCATCATACGGCCTCGATCATCTTGCAGGGGCAGAGGTTTCCGCGGACGCATCATCGCAGCAATTGAGAAAGGCACTCGATGAGCGGATTGATACGATGGATCGATTGGCCCGAGCTGTCAAGGAGGTCGCTGATTCGTGGATGACAGGTAGCAAAAAACAAAGCATGATCGCCTATCTGACCAAGGAACTGGAGAAAGCGAAAGCTGAAGCCGAGGTGTTGCTCGAACGCCTCAATGAGATCCGGACTCAGGAACCAGCGGGAGCCCCAAAGCGAATTGAACAAGATGAACAAGAAAGAATGATGGGCGACTTCGAGAGGAGAGAGTTTGAGAAAAGAGTGAAAGAGAGAATTAAGAAGCAGGAGGAGTTTGAGGATTTTCAGAAACAGGCCGTTGGCAATACGCAGAACATAGAAGATCAAACCAAACGGCAGCAAATCGAGAATACTTATCGTTCGCAGTTGCCTGGGGATCGTGCTCGTCAAACGCGACTGGATTACGAGAAAAACGTGGCGTTGCTCGCGTTAGAAAAAAAACAGGCATATCGAGACAGCACACAAACCGGTGTCAGTAAAGCAAAGATTGACGAACTCTTCAACGCTCGCCGGAAGAGTCTGGATTTCGACTATGCGGACGCACTAGCTTCAGCCACGAAAGCATCTGTCGGCACATATTCCGCGTCGTCGGCGTTTCGTCTCGGTATGGGCGGAAAGGTTGACGATAAGTCGGTTCGAGCGACGAAGGAAGTCAAGGGCGAGGTCGCCCGCGGGAATAAAGTGCTCGAAAACATCGAGAAGAACACGCGGGCCAAAGGCATGGGTCGATGAAAATAACTCAACAGCAATTCTCCCAGTGGGCGAAGAATGACAACTCGCAGGTCACACTGAAGTATGCGTTGGACGAGGTTGCCGAGTCCGACGATGAGCAGGACGTGCTCGCCTACGCGGAGGGCAACACGCCGGCGACGTTTGCTGGGCTCTATCGAAACGAAATCAACGGCGAGCTTGTGGGACCGGCCGAATGGGACATCACCATAGTCTACGGTGCTGCTCCACCGCCTCCGTCGCCTGGTAGCGTGAGTACCCAAACGCCGGAATGGTCGTTTTCGATTGATGAAGAAACTGTCCACTACACGCAGAGCTTGGCAACGACAGCATCCTACGCCGCGACAGGTACGGCTACCGATCATAAGGGCGCCGTCAATGTGCAACCGGACGGAACGGTCGACTGTTAAGACACAACTGAATCATCGCTCTCATGGACGGAGACGCTCTATCTACCGTGGTCGCAATGGGGAGCCGCATACCTTGCCACACTAGAGGCGACCGCGGGCCGATACAACTCGACAGCGTTTCGGATTTGGGCCGCTGGCGAGTTGTTGTTGCGGCGAGTGCGTGGCCGTCCCTATGGTCAATCGTACATCCAAATAGAATTCGATTTTTGCCGGTCCCCAAACGTAACCGGGATGACGGTTGGAGGCATCACCGGTGTTGACAAACGCGGCTGGGATCTGCTCTGGATCGAGTATGAGCCTGTTGACGACGCCACCTCTGGAGCGTTAGCCAGCCGCCCCAAACACGCCTACGTGGAACAGGTGAAATACTCGGCCGACTTCCACGGTTTACTCTTACCGGACCCGTTCGCATGACAACGCATCTCCGACCGCTGAAACCTGGAGACCCACTTACGGCCGGGCCAGCTTCCGCTGCGGCTTGGTCGGAGTTGGTTGGGGCCGCCCAATACGTCGAACGAATCCGCAAGGTCGGCGTCAACAATGTGTCTCATCCGTTGTTCGCCGATCGCACGATGGTCCTGGTCAAAAACGGCAGCCTCTATGCTCGTGACCGGTTCGGCGTCATGGGTGTATCCGACTCGATTCTCGATCCGAGCACTGTCCCAGATACGTTCAAATCGCGGGTGTGTGTCGAGGGCAACACACCGGCAACGCCTGGCCATTACGGCAAGTTCGTGATTCTCGCGCAGCCACTCCAGAGCGGCAGTATCGGCTGGGCGTGGGCGTCTGGGGTGTGCGTCGTCCAGGTGGATTTCGATTACGAGGATCAGCCGTATGCCGACATCAAGGACGGGGATGCCGGGCTGCTCGAAGCTGGCGAGGGTGGAGCCGCGCAAGTGCTGTGGAAAGTCACCGGGACCGGTACACAGTGGGCAATCGTGCGGCTGGGCGTCCCGTACTGGCCGATCCTGCGCGGCAAACTGGATGCCGCTCTAATCTCCGGGTCTGGTGAAGCGTCCCCAGGTAGCTCTGCGGCCATGAGCGTATGGGACGGTAATCCGCTGGCGGACACGACCCGGAATATCACCGTGTACGATTCGTCTACCCTCCCGATGATTACGGCCGACAAGCAGTTGGCATCAGCGAGCCCGATCACGGCACAGTGGTGCGGAGGGCTCTGGTACGCCCTCACGGCCAAGGGCTGCGAGGTGGCCCAGCCGTGAGCGCCAGACGCCGAGCGAATCCTGACGATCGGTGGGACCGGACTCCTGGCGGGATCATCGTCCCGAGAAAGCCGACGCTGCCGACACGGAGATTTCTGGAGCCGCTGGGGACGTTTCAGAGCTGTTGCGAGGCGGCAGGGTGCGACATCTGGTCAATAACAAGGCCCGACTCTGTGTTGTGTTCAATAACCGGAATGGCTGACGACAACTGCAACACTTGCGAAAATTTCAATCGAGAAGACGTTGAGTGCGATTACACATCTTCAACTGATACTCCACTATCGGGAGTTTGCTTCGACCTGTACGAGGCGACACTTGGGGATGGAGTGGTGCGAGTCTATTTCTATCATTTCTACGGTTCCTCATATTGGAGTGTCAGAATCTATTCCAATTGCTCAAATATGGGATGTCCTGTGCCCTATACGGGGTACACGGCAGGCCGGGTCGAAGATGTTGGGCAGATAACCAGCGGCATGTACTACCCAGTGATCGACATTGTACCGTCATACTACCAAAGCGGGTGGCATAATGCATGTAGCATTGCAGGCGCATCAGCCGAGGTCGTTGTTCCGTGACTAACGAATGCACATTTATTCGTCGAGAACCTGACAGCAAGTGGGTATGCAACAGGTGCCTCAGGCCGTCATCTTTCAGCGGCAAGAACCCTCCGAGGCGACATTGTAGGTTTCGACTCCAGTCTGTCGTTGCGTGTCCATCGGCGAGTGTGGTGCTAGCGTTGTCTCCCGTTGGCGTCGATCATCTCCAGAGGTGCCGCGCAGCCTCCTGCGGACTCATGCACCGAGTGGACGGTCACACAACGTGCGTCGGAATGGGCGGCGGGAAATGCCAATGGATAGCGAAGTGGGCCTCGCGGCTCAACGGCGAGATGCCGTTTCCGAATGGAGCGGCTGATTGCCCGCACTGGCTACCCGTGATACCACCATGCGAGCGTGGCCCCGAGTAGGCAGATGACGGCACCTCCGGCAAACGCCACGCACGAGATCCCGGCAACCGGGATATTCTCTGTGATTACCCCATAGACGATCAGCGGTGAGAATGCCAGAGCGATCAGCAGGCCAATCGCCTGAAGTGCCTTGTATTTTTTAGTGGTTCGCTCGATGGTTACCGGCCGAGTTCTGGCTTTTGCTCGGGCGACTGGTCGGATCTGGATTCTGTCGTCGCTCATCTGTTTCCTCCTTCCCCCACCATACTCGATTCGGCTGAATCCGGCAAATCTTGCCAGCATCGGATACTTGGAACTCAGCCCGGGAGACGTGGTTTCTACGGCCACGGGCGGTAATTCCTGCAATTTGGAATTCTCCCGTTTCCTGTCTTGTAAATTAGTATTGCTGGCGATATACTATAGACACGGGAAGTGAATTTAAGGAGACGAGATGAAAACGACCAAACGACAGAACGCTATCCTGAGTGGCGTGAACAACGCCGTAGACACGGTCATTGTCGATAAGGCGATGACCGCCGACGAAGCCTACCGTATGCTTGATTCATTCGTGCAAGACGGAATGAATAGTCACGGCCTAGACGATGTGCTGACCGCCAAGGATCGCAAATATGCTCGCGACCTGTGGCCTCTGTCGTTCTGACCCAATCGAGGACTGACATGGAAAGCAAACTACTCACCACCGCAGAAGCCGCCGATCGCCTGGGACTGTCCGAAGTCCGGATCCGCCAGCTCTGCAACGATGGGCGCCTCGGCCGCAAGGTTGGCCGGGATTGGCTATTCAGCGAGGAGGAGCTGACCGCCTTCCTCGCGACCGACCGCCCGACTGGCCGACCGCCGCGGGACTGAGTTTCTGACCAACCATGTTCTCAAACAACACTTTCGAGGGAGAATCAAACATGACCACCACGACCGTAGAAATCCGACGAGTGGCCGAGTGGGACGCACTGCACTGCAATTACCAGGGTCAGACCGAACGCCAGGGCTGCTACATCGAGCTGGATTGCCAGACCGGCCTGCTCACCGCCACGTACAACGCCGAGATCGGCAACGCCATCCCGTTTAGCGTGTACCACGGGCACGACCGACGATGGGGCATCCCGTGCCTGATTGCCGACGCGGCCAATGATCTGCTCGACGAGATCTCCCCCCTCGCCCAGCGAGTGCTGGACGGATACACGAGCGAGTGGGACGGCAACAACCACGTAGCGCGGCTGAGCGACGATGCCCAGGCTGCCGAGGATGAAATCGAGCGGCTGATTGACGACCTGCGAGTGGACGAGACCAACGGCATCTCGGACGCGGACGCCGGCGAGTGGCTGACCGAGACCGATCCAGCCATCACGGCCCAGACAACCGACGAGGAGATCGCTGCCCTTGCCGAGCAGGCCGAGCAGGACGCCGCTTACGAGCGGATCGTGCTGATCGATGCCGAGGGATACCTGACCCGCCTGCGCGACGAGATGCGAGCCGACGCCGAGGACTGAGTTTCGCAGCGTCCTTGGACACGCATAGTTCGCTCGCTCCTCAGTAGCGAGCCCAACCAAAAGGAGTATTACGATGCACACACCAGGACCATGGCAAGTATGCGAGCGGGAATCGTGCTGGGCAATCCAGCCCGAAACCGGGAAGGCGGCAGGCAACCACAACGATGTTGTTTACGTCCCCAAGCCCTACCCCGGCGATCCTACCGCCGGGTCCGTGCCGTCGCAGGGCAGGACCGAGCGAGAGTTAGAGGCCAACGCCCGGCTGATCGCAGCCGCGCCGGATATGTACGAACAACTGGAAATACTCGTGCGCTGGTGCCGAGATCCGATCGTGGCCGAGACCCAGATCGACAACGAGGCGTTTCTGGATGCGGTAACGACGGCGGAGCTGTTACTTGCGAGGAGACAACAGGGGAAATCGACATGGAAGAGCCCGACGTAGCGCTTGGAGAATTGTACGAATTGCGGCGCAGGAGCAAGTTGTTGGCAGCGATGATCCCGCCCGGATACGCCTTGGCTGGAGACGACGCAGATAATGGCATCCTGTTCGTTTGCCGCGAAGAGGACTGGGAGCGATACCACAAGAGCCGTGACGACAGCCTTGGATTCGCGATCGTCCCCACAATGGTCCCACTCAATGAGTGGCACACGAAACACTGATCGTTTCACCCGCCAGATTAAAGCCGGTTTCGACTGGCTTTTTTCGTTGACGCAAAATATTAGCCGCGACTACGATTTTGCGTCAATCCGCAAAAGTGCGGAAATCGCTATTGCAATCCTCCAACGGGCTCGTTAGATTCGGGATCGTTCGATTCATCTAGGACCAACCTATGAAAGCCAAAAAACAAACCGCAGCCGCATCTAAATTGGTTGGTCCCGATTTCGTGGTTGCGGTTTTTTTCGTTCCCCGGCCGAAGCAAGGTGGCCGAGGCCGGGGGACACCTTTGCCGGTTTACACGCCCCCGTCCGCTTCCAGGCTCGTAGTCTGCGCGGCTGGCGGGGGTGTTTTTACGCATAGGCTCGACCTGCGGAGCCGCCACGAAAAAAGCTGGACGGGGAGCTTGACGCGGCAATAGTGCTGGGCGGGTGTTTGATCGGGATGGCGATGATTCTCGTTATCTGCTGGATCTGGTGACGCGAGGGAGCGGTGAAATGGAGTTCATCGGTGCGATATTACTGGCGGTTGCCGTGACAGTTGCCACGGAATTCTTATATCGATGGAGGGAGAAGTGATGAATGACCCGTTCGAGTTTGAGCTGAACATTGACGACGCCGAGCCGGAGAAGCCGAAGGCGACCACGCTCGAAACGTGGGCGGAAGAACAGTTGTCCAACCCGCACAAGTCGGGGTCGGGACCGCTGTTTTTTGATATTGAGACCGGACCCCGACCAGAAGAAGAATTGCGGGCAATGTACCACGAGAAGACTCTGGAGGAGTTTGCGGCCTCCTGCGACAAGCGATGGAAGCCGGAGACCGTGGCGGAGAAATTCGAGCAGTACAAGGCGACGGCGTGGGAGGACTTCGTTGGCCGGGCGGCGTTGTCTGCGACCACCGGCCGAGTGCTTCTGATCGGGGCGTTGAGCAATGGAGTTTTCGAGTGGCAGGGAGACGACGACGAGGCCAAAAACCTGACTGAGTTCTGGTCATTGGTCGAAAACGTGATCGCCTCAAAGTGCCGCATCATCGGCCACAACTCGAACAGTTTCGATCTGCCGTTCTTGGTCCGCCGGTCATGGCTGCTCGGAGTTCCGGTTCCCCGCGAGGTCCGCCAGGGTCGGTACTGGAACCCGCTGTTCGTGGACACGATGGAGGCGTGGTCGTTCGGTCAACGTGAATACACCTCCCTGAACGACATCGGCCGGTACTTCGGCGTCGGGCAGAAGACGGAAGGGATCTGCGGCGGAGACTTCGCCCGGTTGTGGTTTGGGACGGCGGAGGAGCATCAACAGGCACTCGCCTACAACGAGCAAGACTTGCGGCTGACAGCCGCGATTGCCGCGAAGATGGGATTGGTTTGAGCAGTCGAATGCAACTTCTCTAATTCGTTGTCGCATTGCATTCGGTCTATCACACGGCACCCCGGACGTGGCTCGATCCGGGGATTTTGAGAACTTCAACAACAGGGAGAAAAGAAGGATGGACATTCAGTTATCAGAGTTGCGAGAACTGGTTGTGCCGAGACTGACACATTCGTTTGTGGTCGGGACGAAGTATCTGATCCGAACGGTGACGATGTACTACACGGGGCTGCTGACTTCGGTTACGGACACGGACTTGGTTCTGAGCCGGGCAGCCTGGATCGCCGACACTGGCCGATTTCACGACGCCCTAAAAACGGGCAAAGTCAATGAGGTCGAGCCATTCATTCACGATGTGATCATTCCGCGTGCGGTGATTATCGACGCCACACAGTGGGACCATGTTTTGCCAGAGGTGCAGCAGTGAACGCAGCAGTGAACGCAGCAATGATGCGGATTGCGTGTCAGTGGTCGGGGTCGGGGTCGTGGTCGGGGTCGGGGTCGGGGTCGTGGTCGGGGTCGGGGTCGGGGTCGGGGTCGTGGTCGGGGTCGCGGTCGCGGTCGTAATGTTTTTCAAACAATAAGGAGAAAAGGATGGCTAAGAAAGTGGAAGTTGTGGTTCCTGCCGGCCGATTATGGCCGAACACACCATGGGGCTCGCCCATGGAGATCGAGGTGTTCGGTGCGACCGGGGAGTTCAGTACAGGAAAGACCATTCTCGGCCTGTCAATTGCCCCTGGGGTACACCCACCCGGGCACCCGTTCGCCGGGCAACCGCGCACGCTCTACCTCGATCTGGAGAAATCAGGCACCTCGTACGGCGGGACGGGCTGCCAGCGAGTAGACGTGCCGGCCGAGATGACCAAAGCCCTCGGCGCGAAGTGGACTGCAAGGCAAATTGCCGAGTGGTTCAACTCGATTCCCGGTCGAGTCCAGCCAGGACAATACGATGTGTGTGTGGTCGATCCGATCAATGACATCGAGTCGGGCGAAGTGGACATCGTGAAGGCCAACCCGACCGACTACGGGTACAGTAAGGCCCAACTCGACAAGTCGGTGCCGCTACTCATGGCTGCAATGAAGGCCCATTACAAGAAGCTCTTGATGGGTTTCGCTGGCGTATTCAAATGCCTCTACTTCACGGTCCACCTGCGGGACGAGTTCAAAGGCGGCAGCCCGACCGGACGCCGCGAGCCAAGAGGAAAGGAGACCCTGGCCGAACTGGCCTCACTCTACCTCTGGCTGGAGCGGCTGCCGGACGACAAGGGCAAAACCTCGGCCATTCCGTCCGCGATCGTCATGAAGCACCGCCTAAGCGACACTCGCGTCAACGAGGCCGGCGAATTGGAGGTGGTAGAACTGATGCCGCGTCGGATCCCGGTTGCGACCGTCCAGGCGATCCGGCAGTATATCGCCAGCCCGCCGAACATCGAGAAGCCGGCAGCGGGTGAAGCTGTTGTGGAAAAACCGGTCACCGAGGTGGACTTGCAGCGGATGCGGCTTGCGACCGCGGAGGCCCAGGCCCAGGCGGCGGTTCAGCAATCCACGCTGATTGACCGGCAGATGGAACTGGCGGCGATCCGGCGGCAAGCGGTTCCGGTCCCAACGGTGACCGCACCCGCTCCCGACACGACCGCCATCAATCAGGAGATCGCAGTGAAGCAGGCAGAGGGAGCAAAGCTGGCGGCGACAACGCCCCCCGAGGACAAGCCAGCTATGCCGGGCCCTTCTGCTCGTGGTGCGGAGAACAACACCACGGCGGGCCCGAGTTCTGCTGATCCTGATCGCATAGCCCGGTTCAACGCACTCCTTTCAACGAGCGGCATCGAGCCGGACAAACTGAAAATGGCGATGTTGAAGTATGGAGCCAGCCGGTTCACGCAGCTCTCGGCGGAGTACCAAGAGGCACTCCTGACCGCCATGCAGAAGGCGGCGGACGCGAAGGCCGCAACAAAAAACTGACCGGGCCCGACCAGTGGCCCCCGATCTCCCACTGGTCGCATCGGTTCCTTCCGCTGGTTGAGCGATACGGCAGCCAGCGAGTCTACGAGATCGGGATAGAGACAATCGGCTGGCCACCAACAATCGACATTTCCGGTGGCCGGCAATGGGTAACGACGAATGAATTCAAACAAATTCAACAAGCATTGGAGTCGAAAAATGAGTAACGGTTTCACGCCCGACGCCCCGTTTGATGATGGTTCCGGGTTCCCTATGGACGACATCGATCCCGATCGGCCGGGCAGTGGTGGCGGCGGTCAACTTCCCGAGGGCGGCTACTGCGTGGCGATCACTGAGGTGGTTCTTCAGAACGAGCGCGGATCGACCGAGGTGAAATGCGAGGTCGTGAATGCGAAAGACGAAAACATCGTCGGCCGCACACATACCGAGTATTTGAAGTGGCCGAAGGCCGAGTACACGGAAGTCGGCAACCGGATCTCCAAGGAACAACTGCTCGCGTGGTGCTACGCCGCGAAGACAACCAGCCCGGCCGAGATCAAGGCCCGGCAGCAAGCCCGCCAGGGGTTCAGTGCGGCGTGGCTGGAGGCGATGGTCGGCCGGTGTGTTCTGATCGTCATCAAGCACGAGTCGTACACGGACGCCAGCGGGACCGCAAAGAACTCGTCCAAGGTTGACGGCCGAGTCTGGGCCCTCGACAACCCGAAGGGCAAGGGAATCCCCGGCTGGATCGACGTGTCTGGGCAGGTGTCGGCGGCACAGCAGCAGCCCGCTGCGGCACATCAGCCATCGACGGCGTCGGCAACGGTTGACCCGTTTGCCGGTCTCGTCTGAACGAAGCACACCGCCAACGTGCGGCGGCGGCGTGGTTGTTTGGAGCCATCCTTCTCCACGCCGCCGTTCTTTCTCTTTCCTGCGGAGCAAGTCATGAAAGCGTTTCTTACAGGCAGTCACGTCTTCGGGCGGCCAGGACCAGAATCGGACATCGATCTGTGCATCATGGTTGACCCCATCCTGGCGGGAAAACTTCGGGATATGTCGGAATCGACCAACACTTGCAGGTTTGGCCGACTCAACTTGATTCTCTGCGAATCGGATCTTGAATTCGCAGCATGGAAAATGTCGACAGAACGCCTGCGGCAAATCAAAACCGCGACCGGTGCGATCTTCGACAAGATTGCCGCCCATGCCGAATTCGAGAAGGATCGGGTTGCCGTCGGAATCCAATACAAGGGCGACTCTGGAGAAAACTTCTCGCCCGAGGATCGTGTTGAAAAGCTGCCCAAGCGTTAAGCGAGTGCGACAAGCGAAGGCGACCCGATGGGTTTGTTCGGTTTACTCTAGGAAGAATTATGGCCCGCGACTACGAAGAACTGGTTGGGATTTTTGACTACGAGAAAAACATTTTCGGAGTAGCGGACGACCGCACCGTAATCGCGGTTCTAGAATGCGGGACAACCGTCAAGGGCCGGGCAGGTGAAGGCGAGCTGGAAAGCGGCATCACCTACCTGTTTCGCGGGTTCTGGACGAGCCACCCCAAGTACGGAAAGCAATTTAAGTTCCACTCGTTCGGGGTCTCGCAACCAGTCGGGCAGCGGGGCACGGTATCCTACCTGACTCGCGGGCCGCATATCGGCCGCAAGCGGGCAATACAGATTTGGGAGATTTACGGCCAGGACAGCTTGGAGGTAATCAGGGAGCGGCCGGAGGAAGTGGCAGCCAAGGTGAATGGATTGACGGAGGAACGAGCCAGGGAGGCTGCCGCATATTTTCGAGCACACAAGGACCGGGAGATAGTCGAGCGGGATCTAGCGGAACTGCTGGGGAACGGCGGGTTCCCGCGTCGGCTGCCGGAAAAGCTGATCGAGGTGTGGGGGGCGAAGGCGGCACAGAAGATCCGCGAGAACGCGTTTAGCCTGATGCGTTTTTCGGGAGTGGGTTTTGGGCGAGCCGACAAGCTGTACCTGAACCTCGGCGGGGCCCCCGACACACCCGAGCGACTCGGTTGGGCGGCGTGGAACGCCCTGCACAAGGACCGGGACGGCTCGACTTGGAAGCCGCTGGAGTTTGCCACCCAGGCGATCCTGAAGGGGATTGGTGGGACCGACACGCCGCCGGCGGCGGGCATTGGGTGGGGAATTGATTCGGGCAATCTGGTGGGCCGAGCTGACGTGACTGGCAGGAAGTGGATTGCGGAGCGGGAGCGGGCGGCGGCTGAAAGTAGGTTGGCGAATCAAGTCTACCGGGCAATGATGGAGGGCGTGGCGTGAACAGCTGGCCGTCCCCCGCCTCACTCCCCGACCTGTCCGACCACCAGCGGGAACAATACGCACTGGCGGCACGCGGCTCGCTTGCCGTCCTGGGAGGCCGACCCGGAACCGGCAAGACGTTCTCGCTCGCCCGTATCCTCTCCCGGATCCCCGGTGGCCGATCGGCCGTCGCAAGTCCAACCGGGAAGGCCGCCGTCCGGATCACCGAATCGCTCCAAGCGGCTGGCGTCCAGGGGATGCGAGCGACAACCATTCACTCCCTACTCGGCCCGTCGCGAGACGATGACAGCGGCCAGTGGAGCTTTGAACACAACGAAGAAAACCCGCTAGACCTCGACTGGATTTTCGTTGACGAGTCGAGCATGTGCGACACTCCCCTGGCCGCATCGCTCCTGGAGGCCCGCAAGCCCGGCTGCCGAATCATGCTGATCGGGGACGTAAACCAGTTGGCCCCAGTCGGCTACGGGGCCCCGCTTCGCGATTTGATTTCCGTGGGCGTCCCGTATGGTGAGCTGACAGAGATCCAGAGAAATAGCGGACGCATCGTCCGCTGTTGCCACGGGATCATCGACAAGCACCGCTTCGAGCCATCGCCCGCGTTGGACCTGGCGTCCGAGTCGCCCGAGAACCTGCTGCACGTCGAGCGTCGGGATCCGGACGGGCAGGTGGAGGCCATCAAAGCAATGTTGGAGCGGTTCCGTGGCGGGATGGAGCTTGCCGGGCGCCGCATTGATCCGGTGTGGGACTGCCAGATCATTGTGCCGGTAAACGAGAAGTCGCCACTCGGCCGGATCAACCTGAACAAGATCCTCCAGGGGTTCCTGAATCCAGGCGGCGAGACGGTGGCCGGCAACGTCTTCCGCGTGGCCGACAAGATCGTCAACGGCAAAAACGGCTGGATGCCGGTCGAGACACGCATTCCGAAAGACTTGGCTGGCGGGCCGTGGAACGAGAACCAGAAAGACGGGAAGGTATATGTCGCAAATGGTGAGCAGGCGAAAGTCCTGGCCGTGCTGCCAACCTACACCGTCGCCAGGCTCTGGCTACCTGATCGCATCGTCCGCATTCCCAAGGGCGACTCCTACGAGAACGAGGACGGCGAGACACAGGATACTGGTTGCAGTTGGGAGTTGGCCTACGCGGTGTCGTGCCACAAGAGCCAGGGCAGCCAGTGGCCCGTGACGATCACCGTGGCCGATTCCTACCCCGGAGCCCGGATGCTATGCGATCGTTCCTGGTTATATACCGCGTTGTCCCGTGCGGAAATCTTGGGAATCACAGTCGGCCAGCGTGAAGTCCTGGACGGGATGTGCCGGAAGTCGCACTTGTGGGGCAGGAAGACATTTCTGGTCGAATCGGTCAGTGATTTGCAACAGCGATCGTTGGTGCGCGGATTTGAGGAGGCGCTAGCGTGATAGTACAGTTCAACACGAAAAGCATTGACGACTATAAGCGGTTCTTGAAAGTCAAGTCGCTGCCGTCGTACAAGATAACCGGCCACACGGCGACATTCCCCGACGAATAC